AGCTAGGTCTTTTGGTTTTAATATATGTGATATTAAACTTTGGGGACTTCCAAAACTATATCTTTCTCTGGCAGCAACAGCTTGATCACTGCCCACAATAGCACTGACGCCATCCCACCACCAATATGGTATTGGGGCGTCCCATGATGCAGATAATGTTGGGTCGGCTCCCGGATCTGTCCCCATTACAAACATACCATTCTGTTGTCCGGGTGCTATACAGCCTCTATACGCAAGATAAAAATCACTTGTTCTTGTGCCAGCGACTAAATTTTTTACAATATCATGTACAAATGTTATTTTCAAATCCCAAGCTGTTCCAGGCGCCACATTTACATTACAATCGACTGTTGTTTCCGGCACGGCGCCGGTATTGTCCGTTAACCACTCGGGAGCAGGACCAGCTGAATTAGGAGTAGATTCCACAGCCCAATTATTACCAGTTATCCCTCCACCCCCTGTTTCAAATAAATTAGTAAAAGCACCAAGAGCATTTGCAACCGAAGTAGTATCAATTCCTTTTACAGGGTGGCATTCAATAACATTTGAGCCTCCATTTAAAAATATACCTCTTTCTCCAATATCGAGCGCACTATAAAAATTATTTTCTTGGTCAGGGCAACCTAATCGCGAACTATCATTACCTAAAATATTTACTCCCTCGACATGATAATGCTGGGTTGCGCCAGGTTGGACGATTGTAGTTTGAAGAGGACAAGAACTGGGTTCATTAATCGAACCGGCAACAGAGTTTGTAATTATTTGCCAAGGTTTTTTATCACTTAAATTTTCAACGGGCTGCGTTTGCTGTATTAAATTAATGAAGAATTTTGGATCTACGGTTGGGTCGGTATTATCATATTGGCAGATAAATCCAAATTTTACCCCAGGAACGGTAGTCGAATCACCGTTCTTCCAGACGCCTCCAATCACAGCATCATTGAGTGCGATAACGACTTGTTCGGCAAGTTCGTCTCCCGAGTATGACCCATGGGTTATTCTTGCTACAACTTGAGTAAAACTTTGTCTATTCCCTAGTCTAAATACCATAGTATCATTATTTGCATTAACAATAAATTCTGATAATGTATTTATAGTTAAATTTACTAGCGACATTGTATCACCTGGTTTTACAAGAATTCCATTCTTAAAATCATTTCTAAAATATGAAGCATCTAGAGATTGTGGGGACATTTCATTCCGAGAACTCTGAAGTGTTATGAAAGACATATTATATAATATTAACAGATAAAATATTTCTATTGAAAAATTTCATTAATTATTTTCTAATACTATATCAAATGAAAGATAGATTTGATGAAGATGAATGTGATATATCTTATGAAAAGTGCAGGAGACTAGAGGTTCTAGCTAAACGAGCGCAGAGAGAAGTTAAAAAAAAAAGAAAAACCAATTGTCAAAGAAAAAGATATATTTGAAAATTGGAAAGAAAAACCGAAAAAAAAATGACAAATTCTAAAAAATATAGTTATTAGTTAAGATTAAATTTGTCATATTATGTGTCATTATTATCAGCCTTTAAAATACCAATAACTTTCTTTTTTACGATTTTAAACAATATACTACTATTATCATCAATTGGAGGTTTTAAACCATTTGGTAATCTAATATCAATAGTAAATTCATTTAACATTCGTTTTTTATCTACATAAAATTCCCATGTATTAGCAAAACTAAAAAAGAAATCGGATGATTCATAATTTCTTGTAATGTATCCAATTGCTGGTAAAGTTGATAAATGACTAGAGCCATAGTATGTAGATTGTTGTTGAAGAATATCTGAATAAACAACTAGGTATGAATAAGCTAATTTACTAGGCAAAGATGTGGCTACCAGAGAATCTGATTCGGCTGTTGCTGCTATTGAAATACCTTCTCTTGCGATACCCAGATTTTTCATAGGCATATTACTGAAATTTGTTGTAAAATCAATACTATTAGATCCTGATATAAAGCAATTGGTTGTAAAAGGAACAACCATATTTTCACTTTTATCTCTAATACCTTTTTCATAACCTTCGTATAAATTGTAGTTATTTCTATTAAAAATATTTTGTTGTTTACCGAATAATGGTAGGAGCTGCTCTAAACTATATCCCATTTTACCGAATAGTGTTTCTCTAAATTGAACTGGTTTGTATGGTGTTAAAAGTTTCCAACCACATTGATTTAAGTCTACATCTGAAATATTTTGAAGACCTTTATTATTATTAACTTGATCTACTAAATTTAGTATATTTTGTTTATTAACTGTAGGCGGATTTGGACCGTTTCTAATAGACCTATATGGTACAGCCATATTAAGTAATCCTATCCCAGATAATGAATTTTGCATCGGTAAATAGTCGCTAGACGATTGTATTTGGCTAAATGGAACACATGGGGCATTTTGAGTGAATTGCCAACCTGTAGCTAAATTTTCTGCGAAATTATAACAACGTTCCATGGTCATTCCTCGAACTCCGACATAGGCGGATATCGCTGCACAGAATCGATTTTCAGATTTAATTTTATCATCGAAATTCTCATTTGCTTTCGCATAATTGCTTTGAGCCGTCGCATTAAGGCTGCCGCCATCGCTATTGGTTCGCACCCAATATGGATTGACTTTATTTCCACTATAGAACGGAGTATGGAAATCCGTAATCGCAAATCTTCCAAAATTATCATCAAATGAAATAGACGCGTTATCTGCTCCCATTCGAATATATGGGACATAATCACACATACGATAGGCGAAGGGATTTTGAGCGGCTCCTATTTCTAAACCTATACCGGGCGGAGGTGGGGCGCTCTGGAAAGATGGATACGTATAAACATTTGGATTAGGATAATTTTCATTTGTTCTAAATCTTGCTAAAGCTGCTGTTCCTGGAGGTGATGTTAATTCATCAACCGCTTTGCCAGCAGCAGGAGCAGCTTGCGGATCTGGGATAGGAGAACATCTCATATTTGGTTGAACTTTTTGAGTATTAATAATTTTGCTCCATTTATTGTCCTGACAACTAAGACTTGGAGCAAACATTTCTCCAATGACTGGGACGGGTATTTGTCGATAATCTGGGTCTAGCAAATCAGTATTATTAGGTAGGTCATTGCCTGCGGTTAAAAGACTCATATTGACGACGGCGATATATGGTATATCTGTGAAATTTTCACCGTTGGCATTTACTACGCCACTTATAAAATCCACCCCTAAAAATAACGGAGAAGCTGGATCAATGCATTCTGGTTTATAATAAACGACAACAACGCCTAAGCCTTCTTTTTCAATAGGTGATAATTCTTCATCTGTCATTTCTGGAAAACTCGCTTTTATTACATTCCCTTGCAATAATTTAACATCGAAGAATTTATCGCCAGCTTCTCCATGACCAAATCTAAAATGACTGGTCGCCTCTGTTCCGTCTTTACCCAATAATTGACATCTAAACGTTTCTAAATTACTGGGGTCTAATCTATTATCCCATGTAGTTTTAACTTCAATATGGTACTTGGCATCATCTCCCTTTTTTTGGGACGCAACATCTATTCCGGGGTTTTTGCCTTCCGTAGGGAAAGCGTCGCTTCTGACTCTATCTATAATTTTACAATTATCTAATACATTATCGTTCCACCACGCTCTTCCTAATAATCGTGGATAAGTATTGGCTTTATATAAATAAGTTCCCGCAGGAGTTATCGTTTTAAATTCGTCAAAAAAATAGTCAATAGCATCTGTCATTTTGCCTATTGTACTGTCGGCGCCAGGAACATTGTTTTTAGCATAGTCGGGCATCGGATTTTGAATACCCGGGAGTTGTGGGCTACTAAAATTATAACTACCTGGAGCAGCATATGACTGATTAAGATGACCTTCATTTACCATCTGCATACCACTGGGAAGGTCCGGATCAGGAACTTGTGGATTATATTGGGGTAATGTATAATAAGTTGCCATCACTGGGGCAACCATATTTACTTGCAATGTGGAATAGTATCCTTTCGTTACGCACACCTCGTCGTCAGCACGACCAACTTGCCATTTAGTGACAAGACGTTCAGTAATGTTAATATTACTATGCGCTCTCCTTCGAAGCAAACTATTTTGTTTAATACCATATATTGGATTCGTCTCATAAAATTCATCTAGAGCATCATTACTTTGAACATATTGACCAGTATTAAATGCTCTTGCTAAATTTGAAATCGAGCCTCTCGTGGCAACTATATTAGTTGGTATTAACGTAAATGGGTTCATTTTTAAGCATTTTAAACCTTCTGCGGCTATAGGTGGGCATGTTTTCCAAGGCTGGTCTGGGGGTGTTACTGCTACATCATATGTAGCAAGCGGAATTGCAGGCGGTGTTACTGCTGTTACAGTAGGTGTATCTGCTCTTAGAATCGCTTCGCGTTGAGCGGAATTATTGATCCAAAATTTAGGCGATGGTAAACCTCCTAGTTTATATACTAATTGTTCGCAAGGTAAATTTTCCATAAGAACGACTTGTTGTCCAAAGAGAGGCATAATTCCTGGCGCAGGCAGTCCAGCAACGTTTATATCTGTTCCTGTGTCTGTTATCTGCTCATTCGCATAGTGATGAAGATTATTATTTAATATTAGAGCCGTCGAGCGAAATCCACCAAGGGCGGCGTCCCGATCAACCCCAAGACCATTTTTAAATTTAATAGCAAATGCTGTTTGTTTTACATCTCCGTCTAGCATATCACTAAAAAAATAACGCATATTTTTGGTTGCTGCGTCGGTATTTTCCGCTGTAAATGGGAATTGAATATCACCATCGTACCGTCCTGCCAATACATCTTCTAATAAAGTTCCTGCTGGTGTTCTGGCGGTTGTCCAAGTCTTGTTAATTTTATCAGGAACTGTATATCTTTCTAAAATTTGCGGTTCGGGAGTTGTCGCAGTCGGGTCGATAAACGGTTTTTGTGCGGCTTCTGTGCCTTGGGTAGTGAATACACCTTCAAATCTAAATAGTGAAGGGGTAGGAGCGTCATTTTCATTGTCTTTATATAATTTTGACTTTGTAGTAGTATTTTTCAATTCCGAGAAAGAAGATGTTATAAATTCTCCAACGGAAGCGGGCGTCGCGAACCCCTCTGGGATTTCGACATCTATAAAATTACTTGTTAAATCGAAATAAGGTGAATCCGTTTTCAACGTTGTAAGATTTATATATCCTGGAGCATAATAACTAAAATCGCCCTGGTTAGTTTTATCATCAGGGTTTTGATAAGCATGTTTATATAATCTCATTTCATTGGGCTTGTATAATTCATAAGGTCCGTTTTGTAAAGGAGCCGCACCTACCCATTGCATCCAAGGTAGATATAAACTGCTTCCTTGGTTAAGCCATTTAGTGTGGTCTTGCGCACCAAATCCTAGATACCAAGATGCAACATCATACGGTGATGTGGGCGGTGGATTGTCCCCAGCCCCGGCAGCTGAATAGTCGGGATTATATCGACAACCTTCAATTGCCATAAGTGGAACATTATCTGCTAAAGCTATAATACCACTGACATCGGGCTGACCATAAAGATACGACGTAATACTACGATTCGTTGTATGTGTATAAAGCGGTAAAGGCATATTATTTTGGTGTTTATTAGTTATGTAATAGCCTAAATTAATTGCTGTTCGGTTATCTACCAACGGGTCTTTTCCCATAGCAGATTGACCTCGTGTAAATTCCATAGTCGAATTTGGATCTCCTGTAATGTTTATCTGTGAAGATTCAATACTAATTTTATCTCCTTCTTCAAGAGCGATTCCGCTTTCAATATAAGATTTCCAAGAACTAGACCTATCAATAGGCATGGAGTCAGTATTAATGACACCGTCTTTAAATGATTCAAATTCCTGCTCGGTTGCTGACTTTTTATTAGATTCAATTATTATAGTATTTGGCACGATTGACATAGATTATATAATATATTGATACAATATTTTTAATATAAATTAACTGATAATTAATTTATATTAATGACAAATTTAACTAAACTCTAATAACTATTCTGTTGAATTTGTAATTACTCGTGTTTTATATATTTTTCTTGTGTGTTTACAGAGTGTTTCATTTTATCTGCAAGTTTTTCTTTTTCAGAAATAGGTGGTTGAGGTAATTTTTCTGTGATGTAAATATGTCTAAGCATTGATGCTGAAACAGTTTTGCCACTCGGTTCAAATGCTTTTTGAATTAATTTAGTCAAACCATTTTCCGTAATAGGCTGATCTTTGGCGTTGTATAATAATGATTTTCCTTTATTATATGCTAACCAAATATTCATAACTCTATTTAATTTAGCGTCAAGTGGTTCTAATTTCAAACCATATTTTTTACTAGTTTTGTATTCTCCAAATGAAAAATGTTTTTTATTTTTACCAGTGATAACTAAATAATTCTTTTTATTTTTATCAGCATCTGTTAGTTTATCATAATCTTTTTTATTTATGATATCCATGACATAATCTAATCTATTCGGAGGATGATTATCGCTACCAAGATATAAATTGGCGACAACCCATCGTTGAAGTATATTGAATTCTTTCTTTGTAATGTTTTTATCGGTCTTTTTCATAATGTCATGTTTGTCAATATATTTTTTATATTCTTTAATTACATCGTATAGTCTTTTTAAAGATACCCAATTACTTTGTTGCTTATCGTTTTTTATTTGCTTGGCTTCTCCCTCATCAAAGTCTTTTTGAAGTTCGACCATATCTGATTGATATGTTTTAATAAGTTCATCATCGTACTCTTTCTCGGTTGATAAGGCGACAATGATTGCTGCCAGTGTGGTTTTTTGTGACGATACCGATGCGGTCTTCTCAATGTCCTCACCATTTTTATAGTGAGTTATATTTTTTTCTACAGAGTCCATTACGGTTTCATAATCTTCTAACCAATTTAAATTTTTAAATTGCTTATCACCATTTATCTTTTCATGTAATTTTTGCAATGTTCTAATGTAAGCATTCAAACTAGTTTCTCGTAAATTTCGATCTTTGCCATTTTGAGTTTTTGAATTATTAATTTTTGTTTTCAACCAATCCATTGTTTGTATATATATATATTTATATTTTTTTAAATGGATTTATTCCGTAATTAAGCATATATAATAGCTTTAAGTAGTTTTATTCCCATTTAACTATACTTTTATGCTTAAAGAGAGCATTAAAATATATTTTAATGCTTTAAGTAGGAATAAAACCAATGATATATAAGAATAAAACCATTACTTATATACATTTATGCCTATTTAAAGAATAAATCTAAATCTCTCTAGCCGCCAGACAACGTCTAGCGGCTTGATCTCTCGCATCGCTCTCTGAAATTCCCGAACGAAATATTTCTGGATTAGATTTACTAACAGATTAAATAAATTGACAAATTCCACAACATAGTTTTAATAGGTTTCGGGAAATTTGTCATACGTTTCTTCATGTTGTTTCATGTGGTCTAATAATGCTTCTAATGATAACGTATATAATTTACCATCTAATGGGTGTAGTCATTTAGCCGATTCGGTGGCTTCAAGCTGTATTTCTAAATCATCTTTTTCCTGTTCTAATTTCTTTTTGCATTTATTAGTTATACCTTTATTACCACGGACAAGAACGTCTTCTAATACATCATACACTTTATGGTCGTATAAATTAATTAAATGCTTTACTCTTCTACATTTGTCACAAAGGTTAGTTATATAACAAGTTTCCTTTTCACATAGAATACATGAAAATACCATTTTTCTATATATAATATTAAAACATAATTTTTTTAATATAATATTTATTCGTCTTCATATTCACTTTGGGACGAAGATGAATATTCCATACTCGAAGTATCACTTAGATCATTTATTTCATCTTCATGTTTCTGCTTGTAATCGATAACAATTTTTTCGTGAATTGGTAGTGGAGGATTCAATTTTTCTATTTTCAAGAAATTATATTTTTTTATCCTGGTTCCGTTTCCTTTCATTGTGTGAAAAACAGCAGCTCGGTTCATGTTGTAAAATTCTTGGATATCTTGTTGTGTCTTAAAATATCCTTTGCGGACTAATGTTTCATGTTTCCAAGTATCATATTCTTCAACTTTGTAATGATAATTACTTTTGTTTGAAGTTCCAGGCTTTCTACCCATATGTATTTATATATACAAAGATTATTTTTAGATAGTTTTTATTCTAAATAGTTGATTTAATTAATTTAGGCTGATACAGAAACATTGCCGCCTTGAATTACCATCAGTCTTTCATAGGTTCCCCAACAACGTGTAGTTCTTTGCGTGCAATCATATTGACTTCTAGGCAGAGTTCTTTCTAAAAGAATGGGTTTTTGGTTAATTTTAGTACCTTTACCAGTTGCCGGGTTAGTTGTTAGATCACACCCGCAAATATGCTGTAATCCATCTAGTGTCATAACTTTACGTCCCCCTATAACAGCACTTTGAACACTATGTCCTTCCACCGTGACATTAGCAAATACATTATTATTTATTGTGTAAGTATTTTTTTCAGTAATTAAATCCATTGAATATTCTCCTCCTCCCACGCAAATATAATTACCCATAATTTTAGCAACTTCAGACTGCTTTTGAGCTTCATTTACTAGCGGTCTATTATATACATTCATATCATTGACGCGAACCTGATACTGGTCAGGTTTCATATATGCCTGTGAAGTATAAGCACCTTCAAATACAATATTTTCAGCAAGAGGCTGTGGAGCGCCTGCCGTGCCAGTGTCAAGCGTATCAGTCCACATGATATTTTTAATTGTTTTACCAGAAAACCCTAATTCCGTTGCTATAATCTGGTCAGTATGTTGCCCCCCGGCTGGAACAGCTGGTGCGCTTGGCGTCGAAGAAGTCGAGAGCAAAAGATCCGAATATGGAATCGCCAGACCCTGTTCCGACATTATAGCCGCTAAAACTTCATTGGTTCTATCATCTGAATAAGTCAGATAATCTACTATCATTTTACAATTAGGTTTACTAGGTATAATAGTAGGAGCTGCTTTGCCCGATTCTTTGCAGCAAATTACGCCGAGTTGAGTCGGTCCCGATTGTTTGTTAAAAATCAGTTCAACAGTTACAGGTTCGCTAATAGCAAATAACGGTAACGCAAAATCTCGAAGAACCGGAAAAATCTCGCTCATTTTTATGCTAAATAACGCAGTGTTATTGTCTTCATTAGTTGGTTTTATTAGTCCAGGAACAACGCCGTTAACTGACGAAAACGCCCAATGAACTAATGCAGGTTGATATTGGTAGGCAGCACCCGCACCTCCGTCGCCTCTTCCATCAGGTTCAAGACCATCACAGGTGCCTTTAGTCGCGCCATCAATTCGAGTCTTTTGCTCATTTGTTTTAAATTGCCTCACCATTGTCTGATAATGACCATTTTGATCTGTTTGAGCTATAATTGTTGTACCGATTCTTAAAGTTGCCGTCTTAATTAGGGCATGGATTCCTGTTTTTATTGGCAGATAATATTCATTGTTCGCCTGGTCGTGTGTGACTCCAAGTTGAATAGCTGAACCTGTATTTAATATTCCTTTGCGTTGTAATACAAAACGACATGATTCATTTGTAATAGTTACTGGGTCAAGAATTTGAGTATCAATAGACATTGTATCGACTTTCTTGAACGCTGCTAAAGACATACTCGCGGGTAAGTTAACAGAAGACATTTCTTTATAATATAGTATAACAAATTTTTTTTATCAATTTACTCTAATTGAAATAATTAAAAATTACAAATTCGAAAAATAGAGACAAATTCCATTATTAACCTATAAACTATATTTTGGAATTTGTCATGATTAAGAAGTAACTGAAATTCCATTGGGAGTTGCCTGTAAAACATTTTCAGCAAGAACATAGGTATACAGAGCATTGGGACTAGCGCCGCCAGGACCTGTGCCTAAACCAGATTGCACTCTAACTGAATAATTTGTATTACTATAACTTGTACCCACCCGGAACGGGTCTGTTCTAACTCCGAGTGCTTCACATGGACTGAAATCAGTTAAATTACTTGCCCGGCGGACTGAACCCATAACTCCGTTTACAGCTGAAATTCCAGATTCGGATCTTTGTCCCATTAATAAGTGATTTGTTGCTGCATATGGTTTCACAGCATTGAGAGCATTAATACTTTTTTCAGATTGAACTTCAAATCGACTATTTTCCGAATTTCCGACGGGGTCAATCTCCAATCTATTATCCAGAGGGAAAAGAACACCACCTCTGCCATATGATACAACTCTTGGCTGAATATCTTCTGCTATTCCAAATAGAGAACCAGCAGTCACCCCCTTATTACGAAGACGAGGCGTAGAATTACTATTAACTTCTGGGTTATTTACAAATGAAGAAGGAATATGGTTATGGACTACCGATAATGTTTTTTGAGTTCCTAAATTAAGATTAGTAGTTTGATCTGAACTGTTAATAACACTGTATATATGAGATACAGCATTGTATGACATTACATCATTTTTCATATTGGCTGCAGAAATTTCATCGGGAATATGAAGGTCGTAAGATAATGTTAAATCTCTAACTTCGTAATTTGCTCCCGTCGCGGTATCACTGGGGTTACCCGCTCCTTGAGAAGGAGCTACATAGTCTCCATTAACAAGCAACCACGGAGATAGTGCTTGGAAATCGGGAGCTAATTCAAGCGTAATGATTAATCCATTAATACTTGCTAAATTAATACCATCTGTTCCAGACAGAAGACCGCATCTTAATGGGATACTAAATGAAACTTCATTATTTTGAAGAATTGCTCCT